CCTGGGTGGAGCATGTGCCGTAGTCGACAGTCGGACTTGAAAAAAGCAATCAAGCTCTACCGAGTCTGTCTCACACGCGACCTCCCCCCTCGACAATCAAACGTAGACCGTTTCCTTGAGAGCATAGACCCTACCGGATCTAACTCGTGCTTGTACCTCCCGCTCTAGGCGGTATAGCAAGAAGGACGAAATTACACGACGCGCTACACCCATGACAGGCAAGCTGACAGCCGAAACTTAAACAGGCTTATTGCGGCACGCACACGAGGTAGCCGGGCGTTTGATGAAAAACCCCTTGAATGCATGGGAGCGATCACTCGATTCCTTGCTGCTCGCTCACCAGCGAACCAAAGGCCTGGCGCCAAAGGTCCAACAGAGCAAGCCCCTCCAATTCTTCCTCGGAGATCCACTCATCGGGAACAAAGTAGATCTCCGCCCTCTTTCCACGAAGGAGGGATGACTTCGGGCCAGACCAGCCGACAAAACTGAGTCTAACCTTATAGGGCTGGGCCCTATACCGGAATGTCCTACGAATTCGACCGCAGGACGGGTCGAATTCGTCTCTCTTCATATGTCCATTCCTGCCGTGCACCCAAAAGAAGCTACGCAAAGATTCGGCTTCAACGGCAGTAGGTGTACCCCTCATACACCTAAGTCTTTCGTCACGGTCAGCGACTGCACCGCTAGGGAGCGGAGTACTGATCCTCGTGAGAAAGCCCTGCTGTCTTTTATAAGCAGGGTAGGTCCAATGACCTAACTGACTGGGCATAAAACCCCACCTCCTTCCGATACGCGCTCTCTGATACGCGTCAACAAATGCAGGGGATGCCGATGATACCGAGTCGGCCATGTGCAACATCCCCTTGTAATCGGAAGGAGCTCCACCTCTCCTAAGATGGCGCACTTCCCGCCATCTTCCACCTGATTTCAAGAATGCTGTTGAGTTGACCTCAGCAACGTTCTTGGCTCGTATTGTCTTATCATTGTTGAGCCGGTACCCTTTCGGGTAGTCCTGCACAGTGATCTCTCGCTCAGCGGAGATGACGCAGTCATCACCATTAACGAGAATACGAGCACCTACACAGTCTCTCGTAGCCCAGGAGGCCGCCAGAAAACTGTGTATGCAAAGCAAGGGAAAGGAGAGGTAGCCCCCTTGCATCTGTCCATGTCGGACTCGCTTCAACTCTCCACCGGAATCCAAGAACATTGGATCAAGACTTCTGTGCGCCAACTCACGCACAGACCGGGGAATCTTCACCGAAGTGAAGAACAAGGAATCGAGAATGGCATGACTTACGTCATGAGCGAGTCCGTCGGTAGCGGCCACCAGATCCACTGAAGTCTGGTGGGAGTTGACAAGGACGGATGACATCCTATCTTCGGTCGGAGGACCGCAAAGAAGCCAGGTCTTGCTGCGCAGCACCTTATAAAGGAGCTTGTGGAGCGGCGCAAGGACGTCGATCCTCTCATCATATATGAGGAGGGGACGTTTCTTTCCAGCTGACTGGACTTCTTTGTAGCGAGACATGAACGGCTGAGCCACCTCTGACTCAGTTGTACATGCGCTAAAGAACTCTCCTCTCCGACCGGACCAAAGAACGTCGGCACGAGAACGAAGCTCGTGTCGGGCGGTGGCATTCGGTAAGTGCTCTCCGACGAAAGAGCAATACTGTCTGTCCCACCCGGGAGGGAAGAGCTGAGTGACCTGAGCTTTTGCAAAGTTTAGGTACTCAGAGGATGTGGGGGAAGGTTGTGAAAGTACAGTCTGTTCCCATTTAGACTGTACAGATGGAGTATGTCGGCTGCAACCCTTTGGAAGGTTGCGTTTAATTGAGGAGCACGAATGGGCCAGTTCCCATCGCTCCCTACGACATAGTCTCTGCAGGTAACAGAGACCGGTGTCCCTCGCCTTTCGCTGGCGACGAGGGAACGCTACAGAGGCACGCTCCTTGCCTTGTAGCAGAAGAAAAGAAAGGAAGCGTCCGAGAGACAACGACTCGCAGTCCGGTAGCTCAGAATATGGCAAGCCATATCTGACCCGAATCAGCTGCAGTCCGTTGTGGATGCATTCCTTGGTAAGGCGGTCTGCTCTGGAGCAGCCACCGCACCGC